AGTCACGATTGGAGATGAGATTGACTTCAATACCATCTCGAAATGGTCAGAAGGCACACCCGAAGCCTATGAGCAGACGCTTGGAGACGATCGCGATGAGGCTGTTCAAGTACTTTACGATCTACAGGTAACACAGATGATTCGGTCTAATCACACAGACCGCCTTTACAATCAGATCATGAGGAAGATTCCCTCATTCCTGTCATTGCCTGAACTTAGGTTCGAGAAGTTTATGCAGCTTGACCAGTTAGGGATTACCTTTCATCGCAAGCCTTACAACATCGCGCCGGGCTGGATTGCAGTCCATGGCGACCATACCCCTATTAAGTCACAGGGAGGGCTTTCAGCCCTTGAGGCGGCTCGTAGGCACGGGAAGAGCGTTATCTCAGGGCATACTCACAGGGCAGGAAGATCGTCCTTCTCAGAGGCCTCTGGAGGCCGTATAGGGCGCATTCTGCATGGTGTAGAGGTCGGCAACCTAATGGACTTTAGCAAGGCCAGTTACACCAAGGGGTCGGCAAATTGGCAACAGGCGTTCGCCATCATGTATGTCGAGGGCAAGAACGTTCAGGTCGATCTGATCTATCTGGAGAAGGACGGCACATTCGTAGTCTCAGGCAAGCGCTATGGACGATCTCGATAACGAGCTTGATCGGGACATTGACGATCACATTGACGATGCAGAATCGTTACCATTTCGTTATCAAAATATGATTGACCTGTCTTAGCTATCTGTCATCCTTATCTCATCGGCGAAGTTCGTCGATAAGAAAGGGCAATGATGTTCGATACAGTTACGCAAGACGTTATAGCTTTAATTACTATCTCGGCGCTATGGTTCCACTTTGGTCGATCGATCGGTATTCGTGTAGGTTATCTCAAAGGCCGTAAGGCGGTCAGAGATTACTACGAAGCCAAGGATAAGGTGAGAGTGTGAAGGCGAATGATTTCCTCAACGAAGCAAAAGCAGTTATTCAAGATCGTGGAATGCACTACGGACACCCGTCAGACAATATGTCCAGAACCGCATGCCTCTGGTCTGCATTCCTCCAAATGCCTGTTACTGACTATCAAGTGGCGTCATGCATGGCATTGGTCAAGCTCGCTCGAAGTATGGAGTCTGCAAAAGTCGATACATACATCGACGCTGCAGCATATATGGCAATAGCAGGGCAACTACACACAGAGGAGAATGAGCTGTATGTTTAACCTAGAAGATTATGAAACAGTAGAAGAGCGCCTAGTTAAGTTTTGGAAGGATCACCCAGATGGACAAATTCACACAAAATTACTTGATCAAAGTCCCGGCCGTTTTATTGTTGAGGCTTCTGTATATCGTACAGAGGCGGACATTCGTCCATGGACTACAGGACTTGCAGAGGAAACGATTCAAGGTCGAGGTGTCAATGCGACAAGCGCGCTGGAGAATTGTGAGACTAGTGCTATCGGTCGAGCGCTTGCTAACGCAGGATATGCAACAAAGGGAAAGCGAGCGTCACGAGAAGAGATGGTCAAAGTTAATAAGTCGCATGAAGTAAAGGCTAGCATCGATGAAGTAAAGGCTAAGATGGCTAGTACATCTGGCGAATACATTCCAGTAGTAAAGGAAGAGGATCCATGGACTATCAAGCCTGCGACTATGCCGCCCACAATGGGGGAAGCTGTATCGATGGTGAAAGAGATCATTGGAGGCCAGACCGAGAAGGATATTCCACGCTGTCCTCATGGCGACATGATTTGGAAGACTGGTCAAAGCGGAACGGGTAAGCAATGGGGTCATTTTAAATGTTCTGCATGGGTAACTGGCGAACTTACTAGATGCCCTAAGGGTGAAGATGTAATTTGGTATGAGATCAACAAAGATGGCGCATGGCAACGTCAGAAGGCGAGAGCATAATGGGATCACTACAGTTTATGAATCAAGACGGGGAATGGGAGTCATTCCCTACAGAAGATGAGATCGCAAGATCTAAGGAAGTTCAGGCTATTTTAGAAGAGTTCACGATGATGACTAGATGCTGTCTATGTAATGAATCTATTCCAGTCTCAGAAATTAAGGTGAACTTACAGAGTAAAGCGTGGTCATGCAGAAAGTGTCATGCGGTTAATGGCCTCACAAAGCCGTAAATACCGGGGATTCTCTACCGAGCGTGTAGTTGCTCGCTACCTTTCGACGTGGTGGCCACATGCAGATATCGGTAGAGGGGCTGGAAAAGACATAACCCATGTTCCGTTCGACATGGAGGTTAAAGCTAGATCGGCGTTCCAGCCAAAGGCATGGATCGATCAGGTCACTAAAAGAGCTAGTAAGTCCAATGACTTACCAATCGTGGTGTGTCGCTTGAATGGCCAAGGAGAAGCTAATCCTCAGGATTATCTGGCCTTTATGCGGCTTGGTGATCTGGTCGATCTATTGCTCAAGTCAGGTTACGGGGATTTCAAGGGTGATCGAGATACACTAGAGCCTATGCGTTGCAAGATGTGCGGCGCTTGGGCGTTCACGCCTACATGCAAGACGTGTGAGGTTGATCCAGATGCCGACTTATGAGTTCGAGTGCGACAATGAGCAGTGCGAATCTAATGCGAGAATCGAGCAATGGATGAGCATCAATGAGCCTCATGATCTGGAATGCCCATTCTGTCATTCATCTATGCATAAAGTTTACAGCTCTGTAGGTGTCATCTTCAAGGGATCAGGATTCTATAGTTCGGACAATCGATGAAGATCGGGAGTCTATGCACCGGCTACGGCGGCCTGGATATAGCAGTTGAGGCTTACTTCAACGCTGAGACAATATGGTGCGCGGAATATGATAAACACGCCTCAAAGGTAATCGAGGATAGATTTGGTTACATCAATTACAAAGACATCAAAGAGATTAAGTGGGAAGACGTCCCTAAGGTGGACATACTTACCGCTGGTTATCCCTGTCAACCATTCTCGGTAGCAGGTAACAGAAAGGGTGAAGACGATGCAAGACACATATGGCCGTATATCAAAGACGCCATTCGCACAATTAGACCTAGATGGGTGGTCATGGAGAACGTTAAAGGCCATCTCTCGCTCGGCTTCGACCAAGTCCTCAGTGACCTTGCCAGTATCGGGTATGATGCAAGATGGGAAATTGTACGAGCTGCAGAAGTTGGCGCACCCCACCATCGCAGAAGACTCTTTATTGTTGCCTACCCCTCACACGGGAGTACAACACACTACGGGCAAGTGCAGGAATTGGGGCGCGGATTTACTTCATGCACTGACATGCACATGCAAGCTGCGCCGCAGGAATTGGATCAAGGCCGAGTAAGCGCACAATTCGTCGAGTACATGATGGGTCTGCCTGCAGGATGGGTAACAGATATCGACATTCCTAAGAATCAGCATTACAAGATGTTAGGTAATGGGGTAGTTCCTCAACAGGCTTATTACGCATTACAAAGACTCGTGGAATTAGACACGCCTTCTGAACAGGACTTATATGAATAGACTTGACTGGTCTGGTACTCTCAGCGCTAGAGCCCATCAGGGGCTCAACGCGAGCCCGATAGGGCTAGCTCGCGTGGTAGCACTCGCTATTGGGATATCTCTATCTATAGCAATGCCCCTAGATGCACAGGCGTCAAATAAGCAAATACAATGGGCAAAACAATTAGCTAAAGAGCAATTAACTGATAAGCAAGAATTATGCCATCATGAGATAGTGTTTAGAGAGAGTACTTGGAACTATAAGGCCATAGGCAATATAGGCGGCACCAAGCAGACATATGGGCTATATCAGATGAAGGTAGAGAGCCTTAAGCATGCTAATAGCATCAAGCAGTTCTGGATGTACTATCACTATGTAGGCTATCGCTATGGATGGACTGAGTATGAGGATCCTAACTACTGTGGTGCATTGCATCATCTAAAGACTAGAGGATGGCAATGAGTACAAAGCGAGGAGATCCTCGTGGTACTCGTGCCTACAAGGCAAGGCGCTTAGAGGTGCTACAAAGAGATCAATGGTCATGCTTCTACTGTCAGATGCCAGCGACTACAGTCGATCACGTGATCCCAATCATTCAAGGAGGGGATCCGATTGCATACGATAATCTGGTGGCGTGTTGTAGTAGCTGTAATAGCAAGAAGGGGAGTAGGTCTGAGGGCGTTTTTTTAGCACGCACGTCCAC